GCCTAATTGAAAGAATGGCTCTTGGTCTTCTACAAAACTAATTTCAAAAAACTTATTCATTAAAGGGTAATAAATTATATCACCCTCATTAGGTCTGCCTTCAACAATCATAGTATGGTTACTATCTACAGCGTTCATCCATCTTCGTTTAGACAACATGAAAGTTGTTTCTTCTCTGATTTCTAAACCAAATTTATTAATTAATTCTTGTTCGCCAGCTAGACCCTCTGTTGTTTCAACATACATTTCTATTAGATAAGAGTCATCAAATTTTGATAAACTATCTTCACCTAATATTAGGTCTCTATTGACTAGTGTTCTTGGTAGGTAGTAAACATCATGGCCATAAATTTTTAGGCCTTCGATAATTAAATCTTCGTAAAGAGTTTTTTCGTTTGTGTCGCCAATGCCGTTCCCGCCTTGAAAGTGGTGATTAACTGCCATGGCATTATCCTATCATCATTGCTGGATTTAATCATTAGGTCTGCCTTCAACAATCATAGTATGGTTACTATCTACAGCGTTCATCCATCTTCGTTTAGACAACATGAAAGTTGTTTCTTCTCTGATTTCTAAACCAAACTTATTGATTAATTCTTGTTCACCAGCTAAACCCTCTGTAGTTTCAACATACATTTCTATTAGATAAGAGTCATCAAATTTTGATAGACTATCTTCACCTAATATTAGGTCTCTATTTACTAGTGTTCTTGGTAGGTAATAAACATCATGGCCGTAAATTTTTAGGCCTTCGATAATTAAATCTTCGTAAAGAGTTTTCTCGTTTGTGTCGCCAATGCCGTTCCCGCCTTGAAAGTGGTGATTAACTGCCATGGCATTATCCTATCATCATTGCTGGATTTAATTCGAATGTACTTCTTATGTCGTTTTCTAACTTTTCAATTTCTTGTAAAGCTTCTGAAAATATCTGTTGTCCATTTAATGTAACACCGCCGACCATGGCAACGCCATTAAATTTAGATAAGTTTGCTCCCCATTGTTTTTTAAATAAAGCAGTTGTATATCTTTTTAAGTAAATATCATTATACACATCTGTATATGTTTCGGGGTCTAATTTTCTATAACACTCTATTACAATCCACTCATCTGCTGCTAAATCATTTGTCCAATCCATATCAATGTATAATCTATTATCATGTTGATTAAATCTAATTGGTTTTTCACCAACTAATACATGGTCTAAAAAGTCCAAATGTCTTAATACAACATCATAGTTAATAATACTTGTAGATGAAAAATCATAAAGGTCATTTAATCTCATTTGGTATCTTACATCAAATAAGTTTAGATTACCTTTGTTTGAAAATGGAAAAATATTGATTACAGAAATAACTGATTCAGGTACTACCAAAAAGTTATTATCTTCGTACCAAGTAGTTGATACTGAATTCTTTGTTGCTGTTTCTGAAGAAGGATTTATGGCAGCCAAACGAGTTTTTTCCGAAGAAGTCAACTTATATTTTAAGTATGTTCTTCTTATAGAATCGTAGTGAAACTGAGCAAAATATTGTAATGCCTCGTCTATTCTGTCCTCTAGTTGGTCGTCACTAGCATTGACCTCAATGACAGGCTTACCTAAATTTCTTAAGCAGTATTGTTTTAAATTTTCTCTACTATTTGGGTTTGCCATTTATATACCTTTGTTTTATACCTTTTCAGGTATATTTATAATACTATCCAAGAGCAACAGCTTGGGCAATGGCAAAAGGTCTACTAGCTAATGAAACACCACCTACTTGAACATCTGTTGTAGCATTTACTGTGCCTGAAAATGTACCGTTTACAGCACTTGTAATCGAACCACTATTAATTGATAATGTTCCATCTGTTAAAGTTGTTGATGTAATACTTGTAATACCAGTAAACGAACCAGTTAAAGAGTTACTTCCACCTGCTATTGTTTTATTTGTTAATGTATCTGTTGTATCTTTTAATACAATTGTTCCTGTTGCGTTTGGTAATGATATTGTTCTATCTGCTGTTGGATTAACTGTTGTTAAATTTGTTTCATGTTCATCATCTGAGGAACCCTCAAACTTTAATGAGTTTTGTACTTCAATAGTTGTAGAATTTACAGTTGTTGTCGTACCTTGAACAGTTAAATTTCCTGTAATATTTGTACTACCGCCAACCGTCAATGCACCTGAAACATCTAATGCTTCATTAATTTGAATTGATGTTGAGTCGGAAGTTGATAATGAAGTACCAACTATTTGTAAAGCGGTTGCATTGATAGCACTTGTGCCATTTCCTGTTAGTATTGAATTTGAAGCAAGTGTAGCTACACCTGTTCCACCTGAAGCAACACCAATTGTTTCACCTGATTGGTATTCTGCAATACCAGTAGGTGTTCCACTTGTAAAGACTAGTCTTATTGGTGTTTTATCTGCCATTTATATCTCCTAAAACAAGAACGCTGGATTACTGTCGTCAAAAGCAGCTGAACCGCCACCTAAAACAGGACTATCTAATCCACCTGAAGCTGTATATACTTCCGTCATATTAGCCACACTTGTATTTATATTAAATCCTAAATTTGTTGCTACGGTACCAAGACCAATAGCTCTTGTAAAAATCTGTACATTCTTTTGTAGTTTTCTAACAAAAGTAACATCTCTAAATGATGAACCTAATTGACCAACATCATATGCGTTGTGTGTATCAGGTGTTAAATCTGTTGAGATAGATGTTAAATCTACTGCTGTACTTTCAATAATTTCTTTAATAGTGATTACATCACCAGAAACAGGAGCTGTGACAAAGGTTAATGTAGTTGATGAAACTGAATAATCCGTTGTTGGTCTCTGGAAAACACCGTTTAAAAACACCATAACATTGGTTGCATTTGCACCACTTGTTACAGTATAACCTGTTGTACTGCCATCACCTGTATAAGCTCTAACTTCACCTTGTACATTTACACCACCACCACTTCCGCCAGAAATAGTAATAGTTTTTGTTGAACCTGTACCTGAAGCAACAACACCTGAACCTACAAAATTAATTGTAGAAGCTGCTGTTGATAATGATGAGCCTTCGTCTTGTATTGTGATAGCACTACCGCCACCACCGCCACCACCAATTTCTTTTACGGTACCGCTATCATTAATATAAAGTTTCTTAGCGCTAGTGTCGATTGCAACTTCACCATTTACAATATCACTTGTAGTCGGTGTAGCTGTTCCTCTTTTGAGTTTTATAACCGTTGACACTAATAATCTCCTAAATCAATTATGTTAATTAAAATGTTCCGCCGTCTAAACTTGTTACCGTAACTGCTCCTGAACTGACTGTAAAATTGTCTGAACTAAAAGAAGCCACACCTTTATTTGAAGTTGTTGCTAATTCACCTGCAATAGTTAATGTAGTGCCCGAAATTGTTGCATCCATTCCCTCACCACCTGTAATTTTCAAAGTTCCGCCTAAGTCAATATTTGATATTGTTGAAGCGTCATCAGAAAATGTAATAGTTGAGTTTGAAAGTTTTGCATTGGTAATTGAACCTGCTAATTTAGCAGTTGCAATTGAACCGGCTAACATGTCGTTTGTAATACCTAAAGCTTTAACTCTTAATGCGTCTGAACTTACTTCGATTGAACTGTCATCTACTGCAACATCAATTTGGTTACCAGTTTTTGTTAATGCGTCACCGGCACTAATTTGACCTGCACCTGAGAACTGAGCAAATGTAATATTTGTAGAACCAAATGTAGGTGTGCCATTATGTGTTGCAACATAACCGTTATCTGCGTTTGCTGTACCAGCTTCTACGAAGAAGAAAGTACCGCCTGTTAATTCAGAAGCTGTGTCTGCGTCTGGACTTCTTGTTAATACGAAAGCTGCTGAACCGCCACCTGTTGCTGTTACTTTATAGATACCGTTTTGTACTGCACTTGATTGGTCTTTAACAAGTATTCTATCATTTACTGATACCGTAACACCATCAACTGATAATGCGCCGTTTGAACCAGCAGTTAAAGTACCTGCACCATTATTGTAAGTAGCCGATAAGTTAGCTGTTGTTGCAACTGAACAAGATTCTTTAACATCAAGTCCGTTTGCAACACTATCCACATATGCTTTTGTAGCAGCGTCTTGGTCACTTGTCGGGTCAGTTACACTTGTAATTCTGCTTGAGTTTACATCAACTGTACCAGAACCGTTAGGGTCTAAAATAATGTTACCATTTGAGTCTGTAGATGAAATAGTATTAGCGTTAACATTTAAATTATCTACTGTTAACTCTGTTACACCTGCAATCGTTGTTGTAGTAGCACCTAATGTTAGTGTAGATGAACCTAAAGTAATTGTAGAGTTTGAAAGAGAAGAATTACCAATATTTGATAATGTGTTACTATTTGCGTCAATTGTTTTATTTGTTAATGTTTGTGTAGCAGCTAGACCAGCAAAACTTTCTGATTGTAAAGCACTATTAAATTCTGCTAAACTACCTGTTAGTGTATTGTTTGCTAAGTCAATTGATTTATTTGTAAGTGTATCAGTTGTCGCTTTACCTACAAGTGTGTCTGTAGCAGCTGGTAATGTTACTGTAACATTTCCACTATATGCTGAGTGAGCCGCTGATTGTAACGCTGTGTAATGTGCGTTAGAACTTTCACAATATAATCTAATTGCTGATTGAGTACCGTCATTTTTAATTTCAATTAAACCGGTTGCTAATGTAATTCTGTCATTACCACCAATTTTAATATCAATTTGGTCATCTGTATCAGCAGTAATTGAAGTATCTTTGTCTGCGTCTAAAAATAATTCAGTACCATTCATGTCAACGCCATTGAACACAGCGTCATCATCAAAAGATACTGTCATAGTATCACCAGACAATGCCGTAGCAATACCGTTACCGCCTGTAATTTTTAATGTTTCAGTTAATAAGTTGATTGATGTTGATGTGGAACTTTCATCAACTAAAGTAAGTGTCGTTGCTGGAGCTGCAAACGATAAACCACCTGAACCGTCAGTTGTCAACACATGACCACTTGAACCATCTGTACCTGGTAATGTTAATGCTAAGTTGGATGCTACACTATTTGGAGCTTTTAGTGAAACATAATGAGAACCATTATTTGTTCCTTCATTGAACTTAATCGTACCACCTACCGTGGTAGAATTACCTATATTGAGTGTGTCTATTGCTGAGTTACTATCTGCTGTTAAAGCTGAACTAGCTGTTAGTGTACCATCTACATGGTCTAATTTATCTACGAAATATTGGCCGCCAATTACTGTTATATTATTAGCGTCACCTGAACCATCTACACCACCCTCACCAATAAACAGTCTATCACCGTTATT